AAGAGGTCGCGGGCCTTCTCATCTTCAGAGCCGGTGTTCATCTTCATACGGATAAAGTCGCCAATGTCTGCGTGCCACGGCTCAAGATAGATGGCAAATGAACCATTACGCTTTCCACCTCCTTGATCAACGTAGCAGGCCGTGTTATTAAATACACGAAGCATTGGGACGATTCCATTGGAAACACCATTTGTGCCATGGATAATAGACCCCTTTGCTCGAACATTGTGAATGTGGAGACCGATTCCACCACTGTGCTTGCTGATTGTTGCACAGTCCTTAAGTGTATCGTAGATTCCAGCAATAGAATCCTCCTTCATTGCTAGTAGGAAGCAACTGCTCAACTGGGGCTTTGGAGTACAACTATTGAAGAGGGTCGGTGTAGCGTGCGTATATAGTTTCTGGCTCATCGCATCGTATGTCTCAAATGCCTTTTCAAGATTTGTGGGCCAGAATTCCAGGGCTGTCCTCATCCACATATGCTGCGGCCTTTCCAGCACCTTGCGATACTCATCGCGCAAGAGATATGACTTCTCTAGCGTCTTGAAGCCGAAATAATCAAAGAGATAGTCCCTATTGTAATCCAACTTCTCCTCAATCATGGGACCATTGGTGCGCATTAGAGCAACCAGGTTGTCGCTTACAGCCGGCTGTGTTTCGCCCTTCTTGTTCTTTACGGCCGCAAGACGTGTTACAACCTCTAAGAAAGTGGTCGGCGTATTCTTGTGGTGATTACTAACAGCAATTCGGGAGGCTAGAATGCCATAATCCGGATGCTCAGTAATATAGGCAATTGCTGTTGTACAAGTTAGTTCATCCAAATCACTCGTCTTAATACCGTCAATGATAGAACCCAGCACCTTCTGTGCAATCATTGTGGCATTTACAGAAAGTCCGTCGCAAGCACCACGAATTCGTGCGGTTACCTTATCAAAACTGACAGCCTCCATTTCTCCATTTCGCTTTTGAACACGCATATCTACAATATTACTCATTCCCTTATTGGCAAATTTACGCATCCGGGTTTATTCAAATTTATTATATGTATAGGATAGAATGTTGGGTATATTTTTACTGATATTATTACTATTAATGGGACTTAGTGTATTATCATGGTTTACCAATTATACGCCTAACATGGAGGGTCCTTCTCTGCCTGTTTTCACGAAGCAGGAAAACTTTTTGAGCCCTAATGACCAGTCAGCGGATTATAGACTCCTAGCAGACGCCCTCCCTCTTGACAATTCCATGGCTAAAGCGCGTACAGATATAACTTCTGAAGCGTGTCGCCTACGGGATGCAGCATTAGATTTACAACTTGATGGGGATTATTCACAGAGGACTAATAATTATCTGCGGAAATTCCCTGATAGTTGCTCAGCTCCCCGGCACGAGCTGCTTTTGAATTTTTACACTACTTCTGACAAAAAACCATTTCAAGCTGGGGTTCCACTCTGCTAATCATCTTTAACAAACATATAACGATTTTGTGAAGAAAGCCAACGTTCATATTCAGTATCCCAGCAAGACCAGAACTGCTTGTAACCGGGAAATCCGACCTCAGTCCACCAGAAAGAATTTCTGTGAACTGTCTTCCAATGACTATCTTCCAAGAACCAATAGGCTCTTTCACGAATAATACTTTCTGGCTTTAGTGTTGTTGGCTTCCATGCTGATAATTTACTGGTGTCATCCTTATAGAACGGCCCATATTCATATCGTAGTGTATCTTCCTCTTCAATGACCACAAGTACACCCATCCAACCCTCCTTTTCTAGCAGAATCGGTGATTGACTAAATTTCATTTCTATATATTCTACTGCTGGACAGTTGGTGACTTCCATTTGAATCTGCATTTGACAGTAATATTCATAGGGAATTTCATCCTCTATGAGTGAACGTGTTATGGGGCACTTAATTTCTACTAGATGTCCTGCTTGAGGCCCCGATTCAATCATTCCATCTGGACTGGCGGCTAGTTTTTTATGCGTTTTATGAATAATACGTCCAAGATTATCCGCAATTGGATTATTATTGAAGAAAATCATGGATGCTAAGTTTCTAGCAATTGGCTCAAACCGATGTCCCCATGTTGTGGCATGAAGACCATTGTTTTCATTACTAATTCCTACAGGAGTTGAATCCTGGACTGGAGTAAGACCCACTGCTTGTTGATTTGCCAAACTTGCTGCTTTGATAAATTTACGGTCATAGACGTTTTTACGAGCAGCTGGTGCTGTTCCAATTACATATCCGAATTCACTAGCAGTAAGAAGATTAATTTTCTCCGCATGCCACTCAAGTGTATGCTGCTCTGTCTGCGGTTTATTTTTGATAGATTCTATAAAATCAGCGGCTTCTTTGGGTACAAAGTGGGGTGCTTTCTTCTGTGCCCATTTCATTGAAGACAGGAGCAAACAGTCTAAGATTTCATGCTCTTTCTTAATTTGTTCTGGATTTCGTTCAATATGTTCATTTAGTGTTTCCCATTCTTGCCATATATCATCACGAACATAATCAAGTTCCCAATTATCCAGAGGAAAATTGCGGTCTGATTCTTTGTACCACTCATTGAACCAATGACAGATATTGGAATACATAGTCTCTATTTCTCCATCGTATTTTCCGTTGCTTGCTCTTGACCCGTTAGGATTGCTGGGGCTAGTTGGGCGGGAACTCGTGTTCTCCGTTTGGTTGCTCGTGGTAACTCTACTTTAAAGGAGCGAACTGTGTCTGTTGTTTGAATTGTTAGGCCTTTTATTTCATCAATTTTACACGTTTCGGTATTATAATTTACAATCTGACGTGTTTTAAGAAGTCCACGGTCAAGTGCGGATAAAAGACACTGGGTTAAACGTGTTTTTTCTTCTACTGTAATATCTTTGTATTCATTCGCAAAAGTACGAAGGCGATCTATTCTAAGAGCACGATCTAACTTAATCCAAGGTCTTTTAAGAGTATTTTTATTTTCTGATGTGAAGAAGGCATCCATTCCCTTTTCCATATTTTGGAGAAAGTCAAGAGGTGCCTGCGGTGCTTGCGCCTGCTGAACAGGGGGGGGTGCTCCAACTGAATTTATAATCGTCTTAATGCGTTTTACTGTCTTTGCTCGTTGCATTTCACCTAAGTATATATAGCAGCATGTGTTTAGGTAAGCCCTTTCTATACATGGTGGATTCATTGTAGTATTGATGTTCTACCAGAGATATCTAATGCTCTTCTTAGCAGATTCTGTGTTGAATGAGGTAAATTTACGGCTTTGTTCCAGCCAAATGGATCTTCAATTGAATTAATGGATTTATTGTATAATACTGTTGAACTTTGCCATGATTTATCCAGTGAAGCATGTTCTTCAAATATATTAGGAGTCTTAGAATTAGTATTCCAATAAATCTTATATAAATTCCAACCATTTCGGGGAAGCAGACTCCCTTCAGTTTTGCCCGAATAGGGTAATACATAAAACGAGAATAGACTCATTGTCTTTCAATATAGATTTTACTTTAGGTTCGCTCAGCTAAAGCTGAATGCGGATATTTAATTGTATATTTTGATTTAACATAATAGGGAAATAGGAAATGCAGAGACCTAACTCTACTTTTCATGGCATGAATCCTCAAGAAAGAGAATCTAAATTATCCGCACTTCGCTTTAATCCACTTGGGCCCCGAAATGTGGTTGACCCTTCTGTCTTTTCTCGTCCTGAGTCGCAGGCATTTAGAAAAGAAGAACGTTCTGTATTAACTGACTCGGTTGTAATTGAAAGTCCTAAAATAAATGCGGGTACAGCCTCGTGGAATGAGCCAATCCGACCTCCACCTACGGGGTCGGGAATACGTATTCGTGTAGAACCTAATTCTCGTGATGCTATGAACAGTCGGATTTTAGAACAGATGCCTTTTACGGCGGCTCGTAATATTGTTCCGCAGGATATTTTAAACGCTACAAAACCACTTGTTCAGGACATGAACCCAATTGATTCACGACGAGGAGTAAATAGTTACAAACAAGCAGTGGAGTTCTTCCCTGATGCGGATACAAAGACGGGTATACAGCCCCAGGCGAAAGAACCCGAGCGTTTCATGCAGAATCCCTATCTACAACGATTGGATGCTGCGAATGAACCTCGTCAGATTGTGCGCGAACTTCGCTCAGCCGTCACTGAGGATAATCGGGAGAAATATTTAGATTTATCACAAAAAATAGCAAATCGTAATTTTTCACATGTTTTAATTCAGGGCGACCAGGTAATGGTTCAGCAGGTTACTAATCTAAAGGCTTACGAGTTATTAAAACCTAAGCTTGATGATTTTTCCACAGATTATAGACGATATGAATAAGTCGCAACTTAGTCAAAACTTACAATTACATTCATTTCATGTTGATTTACAACTTTCATGGCTGAACGCGAAAGTTCAGTACGTTGACGACGACCTGATTGTAACTTCTTGCCGTCCTTTGAATAGTGCTCCTTGATACTAGCATTCATATCTGCTTCAATAGCTGTGCGATTCTCCTCAATATAATCAAGAATCTTCTTTTCAATAAACCAGCGGAAGAAGTTTAATTGCCCAACTGTTGTCATGATTGACGGTTGGTTAAGGGCTTCAAACATAATACGGTCGCGGCGACAGAAGGGATCAAATAACTTCTTAGAATATGCTTTTAGTTCTCTTTTATAGTTAAAATGAACTAAAAACTGCTTTGTTCCCATCATATACGATGTATTATTCTTCTTCGCGTAATTTGTAATGAACCAATCCACTAGCCGTAGGCTTATGGGCGATTCGCCTTTAAGAATAGGCGTAATCTTTTCAAGATTTCCGGTCTCATTGTAGAAAGTTTGGAGATTTTGGACAATAAAATCTTGCCGACATTGAACGCGTACTTTTTGAGTTGTGTTACGCGGATCGGAGTCTTGCATAATAATCTATTTTATCTAGAAGAGTTTAAGTTATAAAAAATTAAACGCGGATTAGTTAGATGGCTGATTCAGATTCAGATAATGAAGTTCCCGCTGCTGGAAGAGAAAGGGGTGGGCCTGTAGCACCTAGAGGTAGAAGACAAAGAGCTGCTCCTGTAGAAGAACCTGTGGCTGTACCAGCAGAACCTGTGGCTGTACCTAGAGCTAGAAGACAAAGAGCTGCTCCTGTAGAAGAACCTGTGGCTGAACCTGTTGCTGTACCAGCAGAACCTGTCGCACCTAGAGGTAGAAGACAAAGAGCTGCTCCTATAGAAGAACCTGTGGCTGAACCTGTGGCAGAAGAAGAACCTGTTGAAGCTCCTTCTGGTGCTCCTCGTAGATCTGCTAGAAAACCCCGTGCTAAAAGTGTTGCTACTAAAAGGAGAAATCTACGGGAATCTAGAAGAGTATTAGCACAAAGTGGATTTAATGCTGAAAATGATCGTGAAGGAGGGGAAGAAGGCAGGGAAGGTCCCGAAGAAGGTGGGGAAGTTCCCGAAGAAGGTGGAGAAGGTCCCGAAGAAGGTCCGCTCGGAATGATTGGTGCTATGCTAAAAAGCACTGTAAATTATTTGAAAACTGATCCTTATAAAAACGCATTTGATTCAGAAATAGGAGAAGAACCGTATACCAGTTTAACACAATTATATGAAACGGCTAAAGAAAATCCCAATTCACCAGAAACACTTCGTCAAGTTACTTCTGATTTTCGTGCTCTTAAACAAACTTATCATAATGCGGGATGTGATACAGATGTAAATATTTCAATAAATCCAAGATGTTTAGGTGTTCAAGCAGGTTTATATATGAGATTATTTGATATTCGTAAATCTATTGACGATTCTCTTGAGCAAATGAAACCAATTCAACAACAGGCTGTCCTAGCACGAATTAATAGAGAAGCACGTCCTGAATTTGGGGAGGAAGATGTATTCGTTCCTGCTGGAGTATAATTTAAAACTTATAAAGAGTAGATGAGTCAATTAAATTCTAATGTAAATAATTTTTCTAAATCATTGGGTCTGGCATATTCAAGGAATGGAAGTGTACAATATGTTCCCGGATTTAATAGAGATTCCGCAGAACGTCTTTACGCGCTTGTTCAAGAACGAAAAGGTGGAGATCAACCCCTTGAATTAAGGCTACAATGGATTGTATTACTTGTTACACTTTATAAGAAGACAACGCTTGCTGATAAGAATAAAGTTCTTTCTTCATTAAATTCAGCTGGATATAAAAATAATATTATTCAGAAAATTGCTACACTGGGTCAAGGTATTTCACGAGAAAGTATTATAGAATCAGTTAGAGGTGTTGGTGCCTTGAGTAATGGTCCTTTGAAACTTACGGAAAATGATATTAATAAATTATTCCCAGCCTAGTAGTAGGATATGAATTATTTACTTAAATCTAAATACGCTCTTTATTCCGCAATTGTATTCTTTCTTTTTGCGAATCCGTACACATATCACATGACAGAAGGATTTTTTGGTTCTTTTTTACATATTGCGACGAATGATTGCCCCACTGTGTATGGCGTATTTTTTCATACATTTCTTTTCTTTCTAGCAATGTTTGGTCTTATGACTGTCCCGTCTCTTGCTCAAGGTCTTTAACTTTAAATGCAATAGTCATTAGTTTTCTAGCAGCTTCTCTATATGAATAATTCTCGTGAACAAATTTGGCCGGAGTATAGGATGACATATTACTAAGAAAAGTCTCAAAATCAGATTTCCAGACCTCCTCAGTTGATTTCAATCCACATTCAGGTGACCATGATACAATGCTTGTAACCGAACCTTCCATCACTTTATTATTAGATCTATAATAAGTCCGGTCAATACAAAAAATAGGACAATTACATGCCATAATTTCTAATGCTGCTAGCCCCTGTGTTTCTTCATTATCTAACATTATACAAAATTTACTTTTTCGTGCTGCTTCTCGTAGCATTGCGGGTTTATAAAAATGGTAGCATACTACAGTTCCCGTCATTCCATAAAAATTATGGAATATTACACTCCAAATATTTTCAATATCTGCCATTCTTTGTGATTTATAATAAATGAAAAAATCCTGTGTTTTTGGTTCAGGACTTGGAGTAAAATAATCTGTATCTACACCTGATTCCCATATATTAACTGTTTTAGTTTTATCATTTAAGGCTTTTCTAATGGGAAATTTTTGTTCTAACCAATTTATAACCCACATTGCGGAGAATGTTAGATTTGTAGCGTACGACCATATTAAATCTTCATTCGCATCCTTCATACCAATATAACAAAGTGGAATTGGATTTGGACCAAAAATTGTATTTTTTGGATACATTCGGACATCTTGATATATGCCAAATAATTGGATATTAAACCAACCCGGTTCGTTTATAAGAATAATTGCGTCTGGCAACAGTTTTTTTAAACCAATTAATACTCCTATAATAACTGCCGTGGGTCCTCCCGCAGCAAAATGACCTGTATGTATCCATAATCCTATTTCCATATCCATTCCCTAATTTGTTATTTGTTTGTATTTATTTTTTTAAACTAAGCAACAATTTCTTCATATAACGGTTTCAATTCATTATCCCACATAAAATTCTGAGCAACCTTTTTGGCCTCTTGGCCATGCTTTTCACGAAGGGAAGAATCTAGCAAATACTTCTCAATTCCAAGACAATAATCATGCGGATCTACACAGAACGCCTTACCTCCAAGAGCGCCCATTCCAATAGGGATATGATACGCTATATTTGCGGGGATAATAACACTATTGCTAGATGTACAAAACTCATTAAGGCCAAGGATATCAGGAACAACCTGTGGAATTCCAACACCCATCTGCTCCATCTGGCAGAGACCAAATCCTTCACCTTCTGTGGTTGTTACACCGATATCTGCGGCGTTATATAGATTATTGATTTCAGAGTCAGGCAGTGCTTGATCCGCATTGCTTACCATGAGTCTACTAGCAAAAGGCTCAATCGCCACATTGCGACTTCTGAGTTCTTCTACATAGATGTCAAATAGAGAATATCCGCCCTTTTCACCCTTGTCGCAGATACAGAGCAGAAAAACAGGCTTTGTGGGGTACTTAGTGATAAGTTCAACAAATGCCATAATAAGAAGATCGTAACGCTTACGTGGAGAATTGCGATTTACGTTTAACATAAGAAATCCATTTGCTGGAATACCAAGGCCAGCACGAACTTTAGTACGATCAACTTCTGAAAATAAATCATTTGAATATCCGTGACGAAGAGTACGCAGCCGGGGCTTGGGTGCGTCACCCAAAAATTGCTTTTCTAGAACAGCGCGCCAGCGGTCTGTGAAAGCAAATACAACTGATGCTTCACGGCGAATCATTTCCATAAACATCTGACGTTGTCCTACGTACACTTGGTCCAAATAGATAATAATCTTGAAACGCCGACGCTCATCGGCATTCAACTGCTTGGTAATCTCTTCAAGAAACTTACATACAACCAAGGAATCATTGTAAATGATGATGACATCGGGCTGAACCTGCTTGATGACTTCGGGAAGACGCTTATATCCAAATCCCTGCTCAAAAGGCTGTTCCATTGCACCGGCATCAAAACTGTTTACATTTGAAGGATAAGGTCTGTAATCAGGAATTGCTGTTTTAGCCCGCTGAAAACCGTAATGATGTAACTCTACATCTGGCTTTTTTGCTAGATACTTCACAATATTGTAGGTTACTTTACTATAACCCGTAAATTGCTGAATATGAGTGCCTACGAGCAAGACCTTCTTCTTTCGGTTTTGAAGTCTATCCAGCGAAATAGTTGTTGTATTATACGGAGGCGGAGGAGGCTGAGCAGACTGCATTTGTAGCATTTGTGTCTCAACATTCTTCATAATTTCAGGTGAAATAGGGCCATTCTGCGCCTGAAGTGTTGATAGCAGTGCCAACAGATTGGAATTCATATTAATTCTTTTTGGTGAAATTGGTTTAAATCAAAGATGCGGGAATTACATAGGATGTCTAAAAGGGCAACAATGCCTAAGAAAAAAGTAATTTCTAAGAAACTGAGGGAAGAAGTATGGTTAAAACATTTTGGCAAAACATTTTCATCAAAATGTCCTATTCAATGGTGTACGCGGGAAATTTCGGTTTTTTCTTTTGAAGCTGGGCATAATATACCCGAGTCCAAAGGTGGAAGAACAACAATTGATAATTTAATT